ATGAGCAACAACGAACCCTCGTTGATCGATCCGGGCGACTGGGTATTAGTCCGCCTCCGCAAGAGCCACTTCGTGTACGGGTACGTCGAGCGCACCGAGGCCCACGGCTTCCGCGTCATCGTTCACCGGCTGTCCGGCCGGTACCTGTGCGAGGACCCGGCCGAGTTCGTGATCCCCTGGGCGAATGTCGCCGGGCACATCGCTGTCGTTGATCCGTGCGGTTGCGATTGGGTGCCGGACTTCCCGGCTGGTGCGTGATGGCCGTCCGCCGCACTGCGCCCAAGGTCGATCCCGACCGTCCCCACATCGATAACCAGAAACGCAAGTTCCGCATCAATGATCTGGCCAAGGCCGAACTGCTGGCTGAGGGATGGAAGCCGCCACGAGCTACAGGCACGCTCGATGAGTACCTGGAGATGGACTATCCGGACCTTGAGTTCACGGTTGCGGACCTGATCCCCGAAGGTGCGAACGTCCTCCTCAACGCCCAGTACAAGAAGGGCAAGACCACCGCAGCCCTTAACCTCGTGCGCTCGATCGCTGACGGGGATGACCTCTTCGGAGCCTTCCGGATCACCCCGGTTGGCAACGTCGCCTGGTGGAACTGCGAGGTGTCCGAGCGGCAGGCCGTCGCATGGCTGAAGGACATGAAGGTCCGCAACCCCGAGAACGTGTCCCTGCTACACCTGCGCGGACAGTCGATGCCCCTTAGAAACAAGGAGGTTCGCGACTGGGCCGTTAAGTGGTTGAAGCGTCACAGCGTGAAGGTGTGGGTGGTGGACCCTTTTGGCGCGCTGTATGACGGCGAGGAGAACAGCAACAGCGAGATCCGGGAGTGGCTGCGGGCGCTGGACGAGATCAAGCGTCGGGCGAAGGTCAACGTGCTGGTGCTGGTAGCCCACACCGGCCACGACGCCCAGGACGACGACGCGGTTGTCCGGGCGCGTGGTGGGGCGAGGCTGATGGACTGGCCGGACGTGATCTGGACGTACCGGGGTGGCTCGGACATTGACCCGTCGCTGCGGTTCATGACGGCGATGGGCCGTGATGTCGAGGTCCCCGAGTTCACCCTGTCCTTCGAGCCGTCCACCCGCACCCTGACGCGCGTGAATGGCGTGGGGTCGCGCGCCGATCAGCGCCGGGTATCGCTCGCCTACCAAGTCGCAACGCTGGTGCGGGAGCAATTCGACGCGACCGGAAAGCCCATCAACAAATCCGGCATTGAGAAAGAGATCCACAAGAAGGCGACCGAGGTTCAGCGCGCGGTCTCGTATGCGGTCGATATGAACTGGATCCGGGTTGAGGACGGGCCGAACAGGTCGAAGCTCCATTACCCAGGAGAAGACGAGCCGGAGTTGACTGCTTCGGGCTGGAATCCGGTGGTCGTGGGGAGTGAAAAGGAGTGATTACGGCCGGTGGTTCCCAGTGGTTCCCAGTGGTTCCGGAACGACCGGGAACTACCGGAGCCGTGTGGTTCCCCCGGTGCCTCCCTATAGGGGGCACCGGGAACCACCGGGCGGAGGAGTTCCTACAGCAAATGAAAGATGTGCGATCCGAAGTAGATGCAGGGAACCACCGAACAAGCGAGATAGAAGGGTGTCTGCAATGAGAGTACTGAGAGCGATGTTGATTGTGTTCATCGCCCAGCTTCTGTGTACGGCGACGATTGTTGCTGCTGTTATGGCGGTTGGTACGGATAAGCCTGTGGTGACGATTGCGGTTGTTTGGGGACTCGCTGGAGTTAGCTACATCGTCGCAGAGACGTGCCTTGCGTTTGGGGTCCGGCGGGGAGTGGGACGATGAGCGCTTGGGGAGGGAGGAAGGTTGAGGTAGCTCGGCAGTATGTAGGCCAGCGGTTGCCTGCTGAATGCGGGCAGTGCGGGAAGGTTGTTGGGTCGAACGATGCTTGGGTTGTTGGCCACATCAAGCCGAGAGCTACTCACCCTGAGCTGACCTGGGTGCCGAGCAACTGGTGCGTCGAGCACAAGGCATGCAGCGATAAGTCAGGTCAGTCTGTTGTCATTGCGAAAGCCAAAGCTGACGCACTGCGTGACGCTGGTTTTTCCGCTGCAACACCACTAACGGAATCGCGGCCTCTTCCTTTCTCTCTCTCTGCAAGCAAGGATGCACCATCCCCCACCAAGGAAGTCCCAGAAAGGCTCAGGTGGGACCCTGACATCGGCGGCCGCTACCCGTGGCTGCGGACGACCGTGCCGGATGACGCTGCGCCTCCGCTCGCTATGACGCCTCCGCCGGACAACGCTGTGGGCTCGTACGGCGCTGAGGCGATCCAGTGGATCGAAGCCACCCAGACCGACAACTCCGGACGGCCGCTGACGCTGCGGTGGTGGCAGAAGCTGGCGATTGTGCGGCAGTTGGAGCACGACGCGGACGGACGCCTGGTTTGGCGGACGGTCGTTGAGTCCGGCCCGCGCCGGATCGGCAAGTCCATTCGGCTGCGCGGGGTTGCGTTGTGGCGCATGGCTAATGCGGAGTTGTTCGGCGAGGTCCAGACCGTCATGCATACCGGGCAGGACATGGCGATCTGCCGCGAGATCCAGCGGCACGCCTGGCGGTGGGCTAGTGGCGTCGAATGGAAGGTGACGAAGGGGAACGGCAAAGAGGCGATCGAAACACCGGACTCGGACCGGTGGTTGGTGCGGGCGCAGGATGCCGTGTACGGGTACGACGTCACGCTGGGGATGGTGGACGAGGCGTGGGCCGTCAAGCCGGACACCGTGAGCGAAGGTCTCGAACCGGCGTTGATGGAGCGGGAGGAGCCGCAGCTTCACCTCACAAGCACCGCACACCGTCGTGCAACGAGCCTGATGCGGAACAGGATCAGGGATGCCCTCGCGGCCGACGACGGCGAGACGCTGTTGTTGCTGTGGGGTGCGCCGGAGGGTGCGGACATCTCCGACCCGGAGGTCTGGCGGGCCGCATCGCCGCACTGGTCCGAGGACCGGCGACAGATGATCACCAAGAAGTACGCGAAAGCCCTTGCAGGCGAGGAGGACCCGGACGCGGACGACCCTGATCCGATCGAGGGGTTCAAGGCCCAGTACCTCAACATGTGGAAGCTCAAGGGTGCTGCAACGCGAGGGCAGGAAGCCGTCAAGCCCGAGGTCTGGGAACTGCTGCAAGCCAGCCGGCCAACCAGCCCGCCCGATGCGGCAGCGGTTGAGAGTTGGTTCGGTGCCGGGTGCTCGGTGGCGTTTGCCTGGCGAGTAGGCGACCGGGTTGTGGTGTCGTCGGAGGACTATGCGGACCTGGGCGATGCCGTTGCAGCGGTCAAGGCGACCGGCTATCGCAAGCTGGTGACGGTTGGGGCGAGCCTCATGGAGGACCCGGCGGTGCGAGGGCTGCGGACCCGCAAGGGTGTCAGCCGGTCGGGATCATCAATTGCCGAGTTGCAAAGACTGATCGCAGAAGATGCCTTCCGGCACGACGGCGGTGCACACCTATCGGGGCAGGTGCTCTCGGCAAGGACCACGCCCGGTGCTGACGGGCCACGACTCGCCTCGAAGGAGCGGGCTGACGCGATCAAGGCTGCGGTGTGGGCGGTGAGTGCGTTGCGGAGGAAGGCGGCCGGGCCTGTCCGGCTGATCGTGGCCAGGGGCCGATGAGAGCCGTTTGGGCGGGTAGGGGCGTCCCGGAGGTCCCGGAATGCCCGGCAAGCCATGACATCCAAACCTCGCCAGCGCCGTACAGGGCTCCGGGCGGAGGTCCCGGCGTAGGGGCCGTGAACGGTTGTGCGCCGAGACCTCAAGTGCGCTTCAGGTATCGTTTATAAGCATGGGCTTATGGTCGTTGCTGCTAGGGCGTTCGCCGGTGGTGCGGCACGCCATGTCTGCTGAGCTTGTACGTGCACCCGAGTCGAAGGCTCCACGGTTTGGAGTCGACATCGACTCGGGTGTTCTGTATGGAACGCCAACGCTGGATGACTACATCTACGGCCGGGGCAAGATTCCCAGGGCCGACGCCTTGGCTGCTCCGGCGATCAAGCGTGCAAGGGATCTGATCTGCGGCGAGATTGGTCAGTTCCCGTTGCTGTTGATCGGGCCGGACGGGAAGCCGACCGACTGGAACCTGTTGAGTCAGCCGGAGTCCGGCGTGGCTCGCTCGGTGACGATGACCCGAACGATTGAGGACATGCTCCTGTCGGAGCGGTCGTGGTGGAAGGTGACTCACGTCGGCTGGCACCAGAAGCCCGCTGAGGTTGTGCGCCTGGACGCCGAGACGGTGACTGTGCAGCCGCGATATGTCTACTACCCGGAGGGATCGGCGCTGGTCTGGCCTGACATTCCGGGCCTGATTCGCATCGATTCCCCGAACGGTGGCTTGCTCACTGCCTCCGCTGCAATCCGTGCCTACATCGCCCTGAACCGGATCGCGATGCGTGCAGCGGATGGCATGCCGCCAGCCGACTGGTTCACTCCGGCTGAGGATGCTGACCCGATCGTGGGAATCCCGGCGGGCGACGAGACCCAGGAAGAAGCCGATGAGCGGACGATCCAGGAAATCCTGGACAACTGGCTCTGGATGCGACAGCAGCGGTTGACCGGCTACGTGCCCGCTGCGCTCAAGTACAACCGCGACGGCTTCAACCCCGAACAGCTGCAGATGGCACAGGCGCGCGAGTTCGCGGTCACCGAGATTGCGCGGCTGACCGGCATCGACGCCGAGGAGCTATCAGTCAGCACGACTTCGCGCACCTACTTCAACGCACAGGACCGGCGACGCCAACGGCTGGAGTCCGTGCTTGGCCCGTACATGACTGCGGTAGAAGGCCGGTTGTCGATGGACGACGTGACGCCACGCGGTTTCAAGGTCATGTGGGACACGTCTTCGTACCTGCGGCTGGATGACCTGGCTGCGGCGCAGTCCGACGAAATCCTCATCCGTTCCAGGGTTCTGGTGTCGGACGAGGCGCGCGAGAAGCGCGGCCTGGAGCCGTTGGGGCTGCCTGCACCGGAAGCCAACACCACCCCGGCTGCCCTGCCAGCCGTACCCGAGGGAGCCGACAACAATGCCTGACCAGACACTCACCTTCACGGCGGCATCGTTCGCTGTCGACAAGGAGACGCGCACTCTCACCGGCGTATTGCTGCCGTTCAATGAGGTTTCGCGTCCGGCGCGTGACGCGGTCACCGGGAAGGTTGCGCGGTTCTCCTTCGCTGAGGGAACGATCACCCTTCCGGCCGACCCCAACGATGTGGTGCTGAACTACGGCCACGATGGGAAGTCCCTCTACACGCAGGTCGGCGTTGCAACTGAGCTGACCCCGCAGCCGGCTGGCGTACTGGCGAAATTCAAGGTCGCCCGGACCCCTGAGGGTGACCGTGTTCTGGCGCTCGCCGAAGACCGGGTGCTAAAGGCGTTCTCTGCCGAGGTCGAGGGCGAGTTCAGCGCCGGACGGGACGGCGTACAGCACGCCAAGGCAACGACCCTGACCGGCGCTGCTGTCGTGCCGATCCCCGCGTTCACAGGAGCGCAGATCACAAGCGTTGCGGCGTCCGCCGCATCAAACAAGGAGGAAGACATGCCTGAGGGCGAGAAGGAGACCGGGGCCGTTGCCACGTTCTCCAAGGAGGATGGCACCGCGCTCATGGCGCAGGTCCAGTCCTTGACCGAGAAGATCGCGGAACTGGAAAACGTCAAGATCCCGGTCGGTCCGGGTACGGCGCAGTTCCAGGTCGTGGAAGAGCCCATCTACCGGTTCGAGGGTACCGAGGGTGCGCCGTCCGGTTTCGACTTCGCGACCGACCTGCTTGCCGCTGGCAAGGATGGTGACATGGCGGCGCTGGCTCGGCTCCAGAAGTTCACCGCCGAACGGCTGAGCCCGGAGTTCGTCACCACCGCCGGCACCACCGCAGTCAACCAGCCGACGTACCGGCCGGACATGTTCCTGGGCCAGGCGCCGGTTCCGGCCTCGCCGCTGTACGACTACTTCCACAAGGGCTCGCTGAACTCGGTTCAGCCGTTCTTCTGGTCGAAGCTCGACCGTGCCGCGACCAACGCGATGGTTCGCGATCATGCGGAAGGCGTCGAGCCGACCCCGGACGACGTCACCACTGCGACGGGAACCACGGTCACTCCGACTCCGGTGTCCGGCAAGGTCCACATCACTCGTGAGGTCGCGGATCAGGGTGGTAACCCGGTCGTGTCCGGCCTGGTGTGGAGCGAGTTCGAGCGGTCGTTCAAGATCGCGCTGGAGACCCGGACCGCTGACCTCATCAACGCGGCTGTCGTCACTGAACTCGGCGCTGCAATCGCGGTGGGCGCGACCGGTCTGGCGGCCGGTGCGGCGGTTGAGGCTGGTCTGCTCGGTCTGCAATTCCTCGCGGACGGCTTCCGGTTCAGCCGGGCGTTCGGCCACGTGGATCTCTACACCAAGCTCGGCCTGGCGACGAACGCCGCAGGTGACGAGAAGATCTATCCGATCATCAACCCGCAGAACCGGGACGGCCAGACGGCCAGCAAGTTCGCGTTCATCGACATCGCTGGCTACAACATGTACCCGGCTGCCTCGCTGGGTGCGACCGGCGTCAACGACAAGTCGTATGTCGCGGACCCGAACGCGGTTCACGTCTGGAACTCGGGCCTGCAGCGGCTCGACAAGCTCCTGGAGGACGTCGAGGGCTGGGACATGGGCGTGTTCGCCTACTTCGCCGGTGTGGTCTACGACGTCACCGGCCTCCGCAAGATCACCTACAACGCGGCCGCGTGATCGGAGAACTGACCAATGAGTGAGCAAATCAACGTTGGTGAGTCGATCGAGTTCGACACAACCGGATACGTCCGGCTGCCGGATGGTGCGGTGGTCACGTCCAGCCGTACGTACACCGTCCGGCAGGAAGGGCTGCATGTCTTCGTCAAGGGCAACGAAGAGCGTGAGTTCGAGGGCATCAACCCGGACAAGCCGATCGAGGACGGCGACGACGACAGCGAGGACTACAACGACTGGAAGGCCGACACCCTGCGCGCTGAGCTGCGGGAGCGCGAGCTTCCCGCGTCCGGCAACAAGGCCGAGATGGTTGCGCGTCTCGAAGCTGACGACGAAGACGAGGACTGAGGAAAGGTCATGACCGCGCCGACCGTCACCGATGCCGACAACTACCTCGGTGACACCAGCTACACCACCGAGGAGTTGGGCAAGGCTTTCGCTGCCGAGAAGAAGGCACAGGCCAAGGTCTGCCGGGTTCCGGCTGACGATGCGGAGTGGGACGAGGACTTGTCTGAAGCCCTGTTCCGCAGAGTCGCCCGGAACCTCGCCATGCGGGGCATCCCGCTAGCGATCCTCCAAGGAGACGCCGACCTAGGCACGGTTGGTGCGAGGCTCCCCGGCCGTGACCCGGAGGTAAGGCGTCTCGAAGCGCCGTGGCGCAAGCTGGTGATGGGCTGATGATCACCACTCGCAAGAGCATTGCTGACGCCTTGTCTACGGTCCCGGGCATCAAGGGCTATGCCAAGAAGCCGAAGGTCACGAAGGCCGGGGATGCTTGGCCGCTGATCAACGAACTGACCCGTGGCCCGGCCTTGGTGTTTCAAACAACCTGGCGGATTGCGGTGACGATCGGGAGTGACGAAGGCTCCGCAATCGACAAGTTCGACACGTTGATTCCCGAAGTGACGCAGGCGCTGCAAGAAGTCGTCTACGTCGATTCCGCACGACCCATCGCAGTACCCACCGAAGCAGGCGACCTCTACGGCGTCGAACTCATCGCAAGGAGTGAATGACTTATGGCTGCCCCAGCTGGCGCGTACGTGTTGAAGGACGCGCTGTTCACGGTCGAAGCGACCGACTACGCCAACCAGGCCACGTCAGTGATGCTGACCCCTGAGCAGGCCACCCAGACCCTCCGCACCCTCGTGCCGGACGGCGTTGTCCAGGACGTCGACACGGCGACCTGGACTTGTGCCATCAACGGCATCCAGGACTACGTCGCCGCACAGGGCCTGGCGCGGCTGTTGACCGACATGGCCGGGCAGCAGATCGACATCGTGTTCGAGCCGAAGAAGGGCGGAGTATCGGCCACCGTGACCGTGGTTGCGAAGGCCGTTCCGTTCGGCGGACCGCAGGGTCAGTTCACCACGTTTGATGTCGAGTTGCCGGTTGTCGGCGCTCCCGTCTTCGGAGACCCGATCTGATGGCCCGCGAAATCGTAGCGACGCAGAAGATTGTCGGTGCCGGACTCGCCGTCAACCTCACCGCGCCGACCGCAGAAGGCGATGTCATCGACAACGGAGCGGTCGCTCTGATGGTCGTGAATGGTTCCGGTGCTCCGATCAACGTCACGGTTCAGACCCCGGCCAAGCAGTCGGGCCTGGATGTTGAAGAGCGCATCGTTGCCGTCGCGGCTGGAGCTACCGAACTCATCGGGCCATTCCCCAAGAGCACCTACGGCCGTACGTCTGCGCCTGACGTAGGTCAGGTGTACGTGGACTACTCGGCTCAGCTCAGCGTCACTCGTGCGGCGGTGGGTTTCTGATGCTCACTCTCAAGGTCACACCTGACGACGGAGAGCCGTGGAACGTCAAGGCGCACACCCGTGACGTTCTGGTGTGGGAGAAGGCGAGCAAGGGCAAGTCGTTCACCGACCTGCTGGTGTCCCCGAACCTCACCGATCTCTACAAGGTCGCCCACATCGCTGCCAAGCGTCAGCAGCTGTTCAGCGGCACGTTGCAGGAGTTCGAGACGCAGACCGACATCGAGATGATTGGCGAGGACGAGGAGCCGGACCCTACCTAGTCGGCTCGCTCGGCTATCGCCTTGTGCAGTTGGCGATCCGGACGGGCATCCCACCGAGCGTGTGGGCCGAAGAAGGCGAACGGGCGATCAAGACAGCGTTGGAACTGCTCGAAGAGCGGCCACCAACTGAGACCAGAGGGGAGGCACCGGCCGGATGGGAATTGTCGTAAAGGTTCGGATTGACGGCGCTCGGGAGACCCTGGCGGCGTTCCGTAAGCTGCCGAAGGAAGCCAGCGCTGAGCTTCGTGATGCGAACCAGAAGATCAGCGAGGACATGGCGGAGAAGATCCGCACCGCCGCACGCTCGTCAGACGCCCAGTCGGCTCTTGTTGCCCAAGGCATCAAGGCTCGCCGTGACCGAGTGCCTACTGTTCAGGCTGGCGGGAAGAAGAGGGTTGGCCGGAACAGAAAGCCACTCGACAAGGTGCTGCTGGGTGCGAACTTCGGCGCAAGGTTCCTGAACCAGTTTCGTCGGCAGACCGGCGGCTTCCAGGGCAGCGAGGACTACTGGTTCTTCAGCACGGTTGAGCGGGAAGAGCCGCGCATCGCCAAGGAGTGGACCGACGCGGCCGATCGGGTCCTGAGCCAGTGGGGTCGTGGTGGCTAGCGCGTCGCGTACCGTCAAGGTCCGCTTTGACGGTGACGCGAAAGGTCTATCCAGAGCGGCTGCATCGGGCGAGAGGCAGCTATCCAAGTTCCAGAAGTCCATGTCCGGCGTGAACAAGATGGCCGGAGGTCTGGGCAAGGGTGTGGCCGGTATCGGCAAGGGCTTCGGCATTGCTGGCGTGGCCGTCGGTGCGCTCGGTGGTGGGCTGCTTGTCGCCGGTAAGCAGATCTTCAACATGGCCGGTCAGCTGGAGTTGATGGGCAAGAAGGCCAAGGTTGTCTTCGGGGACCAACTGCCTCAGGTAGAAGGCTGGGCGTCCCGTACGGCTCACTCGATGGGGCTTACGACGCGGGAGGCTGTCGGCCTGGCCGCTGGCTTCGCTGACCTGTTGATTCCGATGGGCTTCACCCGCAAGCAGGCCGCAGATATGAGCACGGATGTGATCGGCCTGTCGGGTGCGCTGGCGGAGTGGTCGGGAGGCACTAGGACCGCTGCCGAGGTCTCCGACATCCTCAATGCTGCGATGCTTGGGGAGCGTGATGCCTTGCAGGGTTTGGGTATCTCGATCAGCCAGGCCGAGGTTGACGCGGCCCTGCTGGCCAAGGGTCAGGAGAACCTGACCGGGAAGGCTCGGCAGCAGGCGGAGGCTACCGCGACGCTCGGCCTGGTCATGGACAAGAGCAAAGACGCACAGAAGGCGTTCGCTGACGGTGCTGGGTCCTTGGCCCGCAAGAACGCTGAGAACAGCGCCCGCCTGAAGGAGATGGGCCAGGCGCTGTTGACCACAGCGACCCCGGCACTCATCAAGATTGGCGAGGCGATCAGCAAGCACGTTCTACCAGTTGCGGAGCGATTCGTCACCTGGGTCAGTGGACCGGGCAAGTACGCCATTGCGGATTGGGCATTGTCCGGCGCGCAGTGGGTGTTGAACTTCGCGGACCAGTTCCTGGCCGGCCTGGAGACCATCACCCGCTTCATCGGCAAGTGGGGCAAGGCTCTCCTGCGGTCTATGGCCGTCACGATGGCGCCGTTCAACGCCGGTCTCGCCAAGTCGATGTGGGATGCAAGCAACAGCGTGGGTGACTTCGCAGACAGCACCCTGACGTCTCTGGGGAATGCTCGCGCCGGGATCAAGACCACCGAAGACAAGATCAAGAACGCCAAGCTGGTAGCGAAGCTCAGTGCCGACAAGGCGAGCCTGGACCAGAAGCTCAGGGACGCTCGCAACGCGCTCAACGACCCCAGCCTGACCAAGGAGCGTCGGGCAAGGCTCAACGCGGAGATCGTCCAGCTTCAGCGGCAGGTCAACGCCGCACAGTCCAAGATCAACTCGTTGCGCGGGAAGACCGTCACCATCACCGCGCGGGCGATTGCCATTGTGTCTAAGCAGTATGAGGCGGTCACTAGCGGTCGGCTCGACTACTTCGGCAGCAGCATCAGCGGAGCGCGAGCGGCGGGCGGTCCGGTGTCGGCTGGCCGGTCGTACCTCGTGGGCGAGCGCGGCCCCGAGATCGTGACGATGGGCGGTAACGGCAATGTGACGCCCAACCACGCGCTCGGTGGAGACACCTACGTTTACGTGACCATCGATGGCCAGCAGCTACAAGGCCGCATCGACCGCACCGTCAGGGAAGGCAACCGGCAGACTCGCCGAGCAGTCGGCTCCGGAGCCAAGAGAGGGGCCTACTAATGGCAATGACGGTGACCTACGATCCGGTGCTGTCTCGCGTCCGCATCGACGCTGACAACCTGGGCTCCGCTGCTACGGCGGTGGTCGAACGCTCGCCCGATCAGATCAACTGGACGACCGTTCGCGGCGGAGCAGAAGCTCAGGTCAACAGCGGAGTTCTTCAGACGCTGGATGACTACGAGTTTCTGGCAGACGTGCCGAACTACTACAGGGCGGTAGTCGCTGAGCCTCCGGAATTCTCGGTCGGCGTGGGTGCTGGGGTCTCGGGCACGATGGACGTACCTTTCACGATTCCGTTACCTGCAGGGGTCACCGAGGGAGACCTGCTTGTCGTCTACGTCGCCTCGGGATGGGTCACCGGCTTCAGCGCCACCATCCCCGGTTACACCAGGCTCCCAGGGGGTCAGCTTGACGACATGTTCGTAAAGGTGGCGTCCGCCTCCGAGGAGGACCCGCAGGTGTCCACCGCCGCCGAGGATGACTGGCCGGTCGTTGCGCAAATGGTCTACCTTCGCGGGGCCTCACTTCCCTACAGCAGCGCGGACCACGACAACACCGTAGGTATCACCGGAGCGAACATCAGCTACGGGCCTCTTACGATCACAGAAAACAATCAGGCCATCATCTATGCCGGTTTCAAGCACGACAACGTCTCGACTCCGGTCTGGACTTCGGTAGACACCATCCCCGGCGCGACGGAGATTGGCGAGGTCAAGGTAGCGGGAACGTCCTCGAACGTGGGCATCGTTTGGGACTACGAGTTCCGGGCGGTGGCTGCGGACGTGACAGAGGGTCAATTTGTAGTCAACGGTGCTACTGCCACCAACGAGAGCGGGAATGGCCGCGTGGTGGCCTTCCCGACCGGATGGGATGCGGTACAGGTTGCCTCGCTCACCCCGAGCCTTGACGGCAAGCTGTGGCTGAAGGTTGTGGCTCGCCCGTACCTGAACCGTCAGGTCACCGTGGCGGCTGTCGGCGACGTGCAGCGCAAGGCCCGTACCGGAGTCCATCAGGTCGTCGGTCGTACGATGCCTATCGCTATCAGCGATGTGCGGGGTAGCCGGGAGTACGAACTCCAACTGCTGACCGAGACCCCTCAGGAGTCTGAGGATCTGGACTACCTGTTCGCGTCCGGGGAGCCGGTCTACCTCCATGTGCCCGCCGATGAGTCGAAGGTGCTGGGCGGATACTTCACGGTCGGGGATGTCAGCGACGCTCCGGTTGGGCGGCTGTCGGACAAGCGGATCTTCACATTGCCGATGGTGGAGGTCGCTCCTCCGGGTGCCGATGTGGTCGGCACAACCGTTACCTGGCAGACGGTTCTCGACACCTACGCGACCTGGGCCGACCTCATGGCGGCTCACGCGACTTGGGGAAGCCTGCTGGAGATGGTGGCCGAACCGTCCGAGGTGATCGTCCAGTGAGGCCGGTGAGCGCAGCGTTCCTGCGCACTCTCAGAGGCTCGCATGTGATGGTCGCGCGGGTCCGCGTGTGCGAGACCTTCCAGACCGGCCTGACCCCGGAGGGCACCGAGCTACCGATCATCGGCGGGGATGTGGTGTTGGACGGTTCGGCCGACGTGCGGGGAAGTCTCGACCTCGCGACCAACGGCGAGGGCATGTGGCCGGACCAGGCAACGGACCTACTCGCGCCGTACGGAAATGAGTTGTTCGTTGAGCGCGGGCTCCGCTACGGCAACGGTCGTACCGAGTGGGTATCTCTTGGGTACTTCCGCATCAACACCCCGGAGCAGGACGTTGTCCCGGATGGACCGATCCGCCTTACTGCTCAGGACCGCATGGCAGGCATCAAGGAGGCGCGGCTCCTTGCCCCTAAGCAGTACGCCTCCCTGACCTACACGCGCGGCGAGATCATGGCGGACTTGGTGAATGAGGTCTACCCGACCGCCGTCATCGAGTGGGCCGACACGGATATTAGGGATGCCTACGTGGCTCGGGCAATGGTGGCCGAAGAAGACCGGTACGCCTTCCTGAACGACCTGGTGACCTCAGCCGGCCAGATCTGGTTCTGGGATTACCGGGGCGTGCTCGTCATCAAGCCTCCGCCTGACCCGGGCAGTCCGGTCTTCACCATCGACCACGGCCGTAACGGTGTCCTGGTGGAGATGTCGCGGGACCTCTCTAGGGAGGAGGTCTACAACGCCGTAGTAGCGACGGGAGAAGCCGGTGACACAACGCTGCCGAGTCGAGGCGTGGCCTATGACGACAACCCCGCCTCGCCCACCTACTGGGACGGCAAGTTCGGCAAGGTGCCGCGCTTCTACTCCTCCCCCTTCATCACCACCAACGAACAGGCGTTCTCTGCGGCTAGGGCAATCCTCCTGCAGTCGCTGGGGGTGCCGTACTCGGTGACGTTCGGCGCGATCCCCAACGCGGCGCTGGAGCCGTTCGACCCGGTCAAGGTCAACTACCCGTTTCAGTCGCGCTCCCGGTCGAGCCAGACCGAGACGCACATTATCGACCAGTTGAGAATTCCGCTCGATCCGGACGGCGTGATGACCGGATCGACCCGCAAGCAACTCCTCGTGACTATCGGGCAGGTGTCGTGATGCGTAGCTCTGACTTGGTGCCGTTCCTTGCCCCGGACAACGGGCTGTCGTTGAAGTTCCGGCAGGGCAAGGTCCTCAGTTGGGACTCCGGCACCGGCGCAAACGTCGTGGACGTTGGGGGAGCGATCCTGACTGACGTGCCGATCCTCAACACCGGCGAGGCAATCGCCTTGAGGGAAGGGCACATCGTCGGGTTGCTGGCTATGGCCGGGTCGTTCTTTATCCTCGGCCGCATCACAGTCCCCGGTGATCCTGACTTCGCAGGAGCCTCAGTCTCGTTCGGTGGCGCGAGCGTCACTACAACCAACTGGGCCCCGACCATGGCCGGAACCTGGGTCATCGACTCCGAGCCCATCCCCATTCCGTCTTGGGCAGATGAGGCGATTGTCATGGTGTCGGCGAGTGTTCGGGTGGTCAATACGCGCGGCGTAACTGACATCGCGCTCATGCACCCGTTCATCACAACCACCTTCGGCGGAGGCATCCACCCGGACGAGGTAGCGGTGACCCTCGCGGCAGGCGGCAACGGGAACCTCAGCAACTCGGCCCAGAAGCTCTTCACCGAACTGGACCCCGGCAGCGACCCGGACATCACCGCCTCGGTGATCGTCCAGGCGGGTGGCACAGCCAACTGGGCTGCCAACGTCTCCAACACAGCCATCCTCTCCGCAATCGCCATCTTCCGCTCTACCACCTAAGGAGGCAGCAATGCCTGGTTCAACCCCCATCTACGGCTTCCGCTGGCAGGAGCTTGGAGATGCACCGGACGGCCCGGACCTCGGCAAGAACGGCTTCGAGGACGTTGAGGCAGAGGTCGCCCGCATCGACGGCGAGCTTGACACCGCTCAGGCCGACATCGTCTCCCTGAAGACGGCGGCCTGCCAATTGCGCCAGACCGTGGCCCAGACAATCCCGAACGTGGCCGGGCGGACGATCGAACTGGACACTGTCGACGTGGACACGGACGGCATGGCCGACCTTGTCAACGACCGGATCGTGATTCAGACGCCCGGTACCTACCTCATCACCGCGACCGTCGCATACACGTTCGACGCGGACGGCTACCGGCGCGCTGCGGTGTACGTGAACGGCGTCAACGTGTACCCGATGGACGCCAGGGATGCCAACAGTTCCAACAGCCTGCCGACGCTGCCTCAAGCTCAGTTGGTCCGCAATCTGGTCGCCGGGGACCTGGTGACGATGCAAGGGCTCCACACTGCCGGCGGCGACTTGCTGACCAACGCGGCGGCTCCGTACCAGTCGGTGCTGTCCGCAGTGAAGGTATAGCCGTGACTCCTCCTCAGACGCCCACCCCGGACGACTTCGCCCAGTTCGAGCGTCTTGTCCGGATTGAGACCAAGCTCGACTTGTCCAACACCAACCATCAGGACCATGAGACCCGAATCCGTCGCCTTGAGCGGTCGATGTGGCTGATCGCTGGAGCGGCTGCGGCGGGCGGAGGGATCGCCGGGCAATTGGTCGCGCCGCTCCTCAAGTAGCCCTAGGCAACTAGTGGCGTTTAACAGGTGTTATTCACGCTCCGTTAGGTTCAGCGGCTCCCCGCTGCAGGCTCAGGTAGAATCGGTGACTCTGGGTAACTGCAACTGGGAGCCGCTATGAACGACCGGAAGCCTTGCGCGTGGGTCCGTAAGAACGCCCGCACGAAGAACCTCCACCCTTCTAAGCAGAAGTGGGAGGTCATATACGAGGACCCGCACGCCAACCCGCCATTCAAGCAGCGGACTAAGGGTGGCTTCCGGACGAAGAAGGCGGCTGAGGACTGGGCCAACGACTGGACCGACCCGACCAACCCGCACGTAGACCCGTTGAAGTCGTCGGAGCCGTTCGAGTCGGTGGCGAGCGAGTACCTGGGCAGCCGACACTTCCCGAAGGCCAACACCCGCGCGTCCCTCGAACAGATCCTGCTCAAGAGCAGCGCGCCTACTGGTCTCCCGGAGAACTACGGAGGCAAGCCGGTCGGGGAGATCAGCTATGAGGCGGTGTTGCGGTGGCTGGCGGACTTCTCGGGGAAGCGGAATGCCACAACCGTCCGCAATACCTTCTACGCCTTCCGGACCGTGTTGGACTACGCGGTCGATACCGGCCGGATCAAGGTCAACCCCGCGCGCATGGGCGAACTGGCGAACCCGAAGCGACGGCTGCCGAAGGTGAAGAAGATGCACATTGCGGAGGAGGAGCGCTACCAGCTCACCGCCGGGGAAGCCGAGACGGTGCTGTCGTTCATGCCCTACCCGTTCAACCTGTACGCCCTGACCGCTGTGAAGTCGGCAGCAAGGCCGGAGGAGGTCGCCGGGTTCGTAGTCAACAACTACACCGACGACGGAACGCTGAAGGTGCGCGGCGTGGTGGTGACGGTGAACGGCGAACTCATCCGCGAGGAGTACGCGAAGAACGCCAGCAGCCGCCGTGAGATCCCACTCGACACGGACTCAGCCGGCCAACTCGACGAGTACCTGCAACTCCACATCGCAAGGGCTCGGCTCTGGTACGCGGAGCACCGGCCCGATGAGGCACTGGACCTAGGCAAGCTGCCGCTGTTCGTCGGGCTCAAGACCGGTCGGGCGAACAAGAAGGGCATCCTGGAGCGGCTCGACTACTCGAAGCCCATCCGGCACTCTCTCGTCGTGGCGAAGTACTTCAAGCCCGCGCTCAAGGCTGCAGGGCTCCCGTCGTCGGTCCGGTTCTACGACCTGCGGCATGCGCGGATCTCGCAACTCGTGGATGCGATCGGCCAGCCGGACGCGCTGACGCTGAAAGAGGTCCAGGACCTTGCCGGGCACGCATCGTCGGTTATGACCCTCGATCGGTACGCCCACACGAAGCGGCCCGACGTGGCCCGGTCGCGTAAGGCTCTCGACGGCCTGACCGGTACGGCTCCGGCAACGAAGGTCCGCCGTCTGCGCTCGGTCTCGGACGCGGGCTAGGACCCCGATAGGAAGGTGCGGACGGGCCGACCCAGGCCCGTAGGTGCGGGAGGCCGTTCGGCACGCTCTCGCCCAAACCTCGCCACGGCGACGCACCCTAGACGTGACTCGGCCCCGGCGCTCTAGCGGAGCAAGCCGGGGCCAAGTCGTCTAGCAAGAGGGGCTAGTCCCGAGGATCGTAGGGCGTGTCGTCGTCCGGCAGCGGGATGACGGTTCGGGGTCCGTCCGCCTCGCGTAGCTCCTGCTCCACCATCAGCCGGAGATCCAGCAGGCTCGAAGCGAGCGAGTCGATATGGCTGATGGCTTCGAGGGCTGAGAGGCGCTGGGAGTTCGTGGGGTCCTTGCCTCGCTCGCTCCAATCGTCAATCGCGATGTTGAGAAGGGTCAACCACACGAAGCGGTCTCTGGTGGCGCGGTCGTCATCGGAGCTCAT